TGCGCCCCCAAACAAGACTTCTCTTTCTGATGCCGCCAGAAATTCTGTTTGCGGCCCCGGATTTGGGGAGAAGATGACTTCACGGTCTGTGAACGCTTGTTCAATCGCATTGAAGTCTAATTGTTCCGAGACAGATTTGTCAGCTTCATTCGTACCTTCAAGTCTAGCTAATTTCTTTTCAGTCATATTCAGGACACGTTTGGCGTCCCGTTTCTTACGTTTTACTGCAGCAAGTTTCTTTTCTTCCCATGTTTTGGGTTTATTCTTTTGAACATTCTTCTTCAGCAGCTTTAGCTTTTTGGAATTAGGGCGTCTTAATTCCCATATATTCCGAATGCCCTGATGACTGATTTTCTTACCGGTCTTTTCTACAAGCCATTCAGATACCTTTCTTGAACTGTAGCCATTATCCAGAAGGTCTAGTGCTTGCTCCACCCACATAACTATTTCTAAATCAGGAATAGCTTCCATGGGATTGTCGGGATTTTCCTTATATGCATAGGGTAGTTTTGCATATCGGGAATTACGTGGCTTACTAAGCCAAGGAGTTTTCATCAGATACTTTCGGAGGTAATACAAACATTCCCCCGCCATTATTTGTTACTTCAATCTGTTCCTTTTTAATTAAACCGGAACGATCAAGGACTTCACGGGCTGCAGAGATAGCATTTCTGGCACCTAATCCCGTTGGATCATCTAATACATCCACAATGCCAAAGGCAGCTTTAGGCGTATTCATAGCCAACATCATTGATGCACGTTCAGTGATCTCTTCACGCAGGGGGCCAACTACTTCCGAAGTCTTTGTGGACTTTGAATAACCAGCTAATGTCATAGCTTTGCGGATATTGCCTTTGGCCTCGCCCATTAAATGTTCCAGAAACATAGCTTGCAGTTCTGTGATTGGTTTCTTATCCATCTATCCCACCCACACAAATATTAAACCGGCGAAGGCCGTGACTAAAATCCAAAACAGGCGTTCAGCAAACGCAATTGTTTTGCCCCGCTCTGCATTTATAATTTCAATCCGATCCATCCGTTCATCCATTTTCTTAAAGTACTCGTCCATACTATCCATTCTGTTAAATACAGTTATTATTCGCTCTTCCATCCGAGCCATTGAGACTACTGCTTCGGATAGCTTGTCCAACTTTTCCTCCATTCGGGGTAGACGCTGGTCACTCTTTTCTTTTTTGCCTTTTTCTTTTTAGAATTAGGCCATCCATCTTTCATATTTTTATAGGCTTTTGGTGAAACGGTACTGTTTTTCTTAGAACGAGATGTTCCAGCTTTTTTACGAGCATTCATATTTTCAACTAGGGACATAATTTCACCAATTCTTGCAGGACCAATAACGAGCGGTCAGTTTAGATTTAGCCGTGCTGCACTTATGTCTGGCACGAAAAGATTTGCGTCTAGCAGGATTGGACTTTTTGATCTTCATGTTGGGATCGCCATAGCGGATTATCTTTTCAGTCCCATCTTGACATGCCTTCACAACAAACTTCTTCGGCCCATCAGGAGTGCGACGAGGCTTGTTACAGGCCATCTTATCTTTATTGATCTTGCCCATTTACGCCTCGGTACTAACAACCCGGCCAACGTCATAGCTGTGGAATACTCTTCCGAACCGGTCATACAATAAATCCAAAACCATAGGATGAGCGAGGGGGGGAATAGCTGCAGGAGATACCGCCGGTATGTTTGCTGGCTGGATATCTCTGACTGCAGGAGGTCTGTAGAGAGATGCTATCCCTCCAATATCAGAAACCATCACTAATCCCCTTCATGATATCTTTTATTGTAACTCTGCCCTTAGAATTGGGAGCGTACCTACATTGGAACTGACGGGGGCATTCAGTGAAACTGCGTTCTGCATAATGATATGCTATCGTTCCGTTCGCCCCAGAGTAGATACAAACCTTACCATCTCTACCTTCAGTACGTTTCCATAGGTTGCAGGTTACATATTCTGGATTAACCAAAGAGCCGATTAGAATGAGCGGTAGGACCACATTCATAACGCTAACATGAGCAGATATACACCGCCGCCTAGAACCCCAACGATGCCAATCGACAAGCCAAGGATAACAGCGTTGTTCATCATCTCACGCTTGGCTTCCATAGCCCGGTAGACTGTGCGCTCCCGCTCTTCTCTAATCTGTTTTCTGAGGTCGGTCATCTCCTTATACGTGTTAGGACCGTACCTGTAATTAAGAAGGAATTTAATTTCCTTTTCCTTCTCTAGCAGGGCTTTCTTGCGTACTATTAAATCTAATGCTTCTCGCTCAATCGTGTCAGAGCCTTGGCTCATCTTCTCAAAGGCTTTTGGGTTCTTCCGCTGGCTTTCAGCCTTCGTTACATCAGCGCAAGCCTGATACCACTTTCCGATTTGCGAACTTACATCATGCAATTCTCTCCCGGCACCGATTAACTTTTTGGTAACTGAAAAGGCCGCTTGGGCTGCAGCAAATGCGCTAATCGGATCAATCACAATCAGCCCCCCTAGAGCATTCCTAAATTATAAAGAAGCACCATACTGGGGAAGCGATAAGCAATTGGAGTGACCCCAACCTCCAAATTGTTCAAGCATCTGATCCAATTCCCCCGGAACAGTTTCCCGACACTCGGCCTCGTTCTCAAACAGGAGGGTATTCCGCACCATAGCCTGACAGCTACGCACCGAATGAATATTGGTGCAGATCAGGATAACCCCGATCCACATCATTAGTAGGACTTCTTCTTTGCCATCCCGCCGTACATCATGCCGGGTTTCTTCTTCATAGCCATGCCACCCATCATCATTTTAGGAGTGGACTTCTGAGTGGCAGGGTTAGACGCCCCGCACTTAGCTTTGGTCGCTTTCATATTGCGTTTCCTTTGGAATGATCTCATCCAGAGGCTCTACCCGTGTTGATGCCTCATCAGTTTCAAAATACTCTCCATAACCTCGAAAGATTAAATCAGGGTCTTTTGCTTGTGAGGGGGTAATCAAACCTTCAGCCAATAGAAGGTCACGAACACGTTCAAGACTTAACTCTTGACCTGTATGTTCACGAATAGCTGCTCTGATAAGAACTAAGTTTACTTTAGCCAATAGGCTTCCTTGTATATTCTATTATAGCATTTACTATGCTAGTAGGTCAACCAGCTAATAAAAGGCTTTATTAATGGCGTAGAGGATTTACATTTAGGGTAAAACATGCTATTATTAAAGACGTAGTTGCCAAGCGGTAGTTATATAACACCGCCCTTAAAACGAACTGTTATGCTTGTTTAGGTAATCTATAGCTTTACCCATCAACACAGGATCATCCTTAAATCTGCCTAATCCAATATTACAGCAGTTACATAAATATCCCCGGAACTGACCGGTGGAATGATCATGATCCAATCTCCATGGTGTTACGATCTTATCAGCATGTTTACCGCCATCAGTGACCAGTTGATCAGCAGACTTACCACAGACCGGACATCGATGATTATCGGGAATAGGATTAGCTTTCTTCAAATGAGTGATTACTAACGCATGTTTATTACTGCAGGGCTGACAATAAGGCTTGTACGTCCGCTTCACACGAAACCGCTTACCACAAGAAGGACAATGTTTAGTTCCCGCCTCATGTCCAGGCTCAATAGGATCAACACAAAAGAAAGATAACTGCTTACTCAACAGGGATGTTAAACAAATCAGCTACAACTTCATCGCTGTCTTCAACCGTAGCAGCCTTCTCCCGCAATATCTCAGAGAACCGACTGAACTCATGTGCAATGCAATACAAATGCTGGTAACCCTGAACATCAGTATACTCGTCTAACAAACGATCCAGTATCTCATTCAATGGCTCCGAAGTACTAACAGCATCAGTGTCATCATCAGCATAAACATTCGTAATAACATGGCATACACCATGATCATTCACACTAAAGTCAGTCGATAAATGTAATGTGAATTTAGGATAGCAAACTTCGCTCATAGCAAAGCCCCTACTAGAAACAGCGTGTACTACACCCCGTATAACGACATATAGTAGAGTGGCATTATAGAGTCAACTAAAGTTTACACCAATAGTTGCAATTTACACATCAATACATCTAACACTATTGTAGGAACTTGACGGTTTTCATTTCCACCGCTCAGAAATTGTAGTCATGAATGACCGGTTTTACAGTTGTGATTTTCCCAAAATACGACAGGGTTGTATACGGTACGGGTACACCCCCCCACGGCACATGCCCCCCTCGATTTTTATTGATCGATTTGATAAATCATTGATTTTAAACGATTTTATTATGATATTTCGCCCCCCTGACTAAGTGAGTCTGTCTGGCAAATGATAATCTATTGAAAACAAAAGAAAAAAGCCCGTTAGTTTATAATTCAGTTAACAATTGAGAATAAATCATTAATAAAATCATGTTAAATGCTGCAATAAAATAGCCCGGTAAAATTCTTTTGCGTGTTTTGAAAACCTGCAGGGCGTGACTCTTTTGTGCACCGTTTGGGCTTATCTGTGGCTGATGCTGCAGCTTGTCTGTGGCTGTGCTGTGTCTTATCTGTGGCTGATGC